CATTCAACTTTGTTTAAATAAATCCAAGCTAAATTACACTTGGAATATTTTGTAGCTTTTTGATTTTCATTTGGTCGACGCGCCACCAACTTTATAGACTTCTTCTTTTGTGAAGCGGGTAAAACCTCCTTCCTATTCACGAATGATAATGCTTGCATCACTGTATCTGCGAGATCATCTTTCTTTTTAGATTTCACGAATGTATCGATCCAATGAGAATTGACTGAATTGCTACGAATAAAGTCTTCACACCTCTCTATGGAAACCTTCTTTCTCTTATTGTATTGTGCCTTACCCGGTCCAGCAACATCTGGAATCTTGTGACGAGCATCGTAGAGAATCGTTTCAGCTTTGGGACACCTGATTATGAAGTAGGCATGGAGGAAGTGCATGACAGAAACCATCTTTTTATTGCGGTCGGGTTGCTTTTCTATGAGAATGGTCTTCGCACCCAGGACCCATGGACGAGCATCTAGGTGGTCTCTCATGGAAACGTAGACACCATCCTTATGTTGTGGAGGTATACCATCAACATCCCACTCAACAACCAGGTTATTTTTGTCCTCATCGAGAAGGCAAAGTGCCAAATTCTTTATACCAACATCGATACTAAGAATCATTAATATAAAGACTTAATACCTCTTTAAGTTAATGAAGTGTATCGCTCATCGAGGATATTCTATTGACCGTATAGATAACAGTATTGACGCGATTCAAGAAGCTGTTCATAGGTCCTATGACGGAGTTGAGATAGATGTACAACTTTGTGCATCCGGAGAAATTATACTTTTCCATGATGTGTACGTGGGAGAACAATTCATAAGTGATTTATGTCTAAACGAATTGAAACAATTAGGTGTTTGTTCACTCCAAGACGTATACGATCAAATCCCAAATATTTCCAAAACACTACTTCTTCTAGACATCAAAGGTGCCAATTTTGGAATCGGTGAAGCACTCGTCAATTTTTATAAAACTAAACCAACACGTAATGTCATTTTTTGTAGTTTTAATCGAAAGTTAATCCATAATCTCCCTATGGAATTTCAAAAAGGTTCCACTTTCGAAACAACGTTTATTAATGACGAGTATGACATGTTAACACGGGGTCTCACAGCGGTGGTACTACATTGGACATGTTTAGATCATCACTTCATATCTTACTGTAAAATGAAAGATATCAAGGTGTACACATACACACACAAAGAGGACAAAGAACTAGAATATATGTATAGATTCAATGTCGATGCAATTATAACAAATGGATTTTAATACTACATTATAGTATATGTTGTACCTACTCGCAACAATTTTATTAATTATTTTTATAATTGTAAAAGTAAACCGTGATAATGGACCATGGGAACATTCAGGTAAAGTTGTAAAGGGGGCGGGTATTTCAAAAAAAATCGATTGGAAAACTGCAAATCTTTCAATATGTCCAGATAAAATCAACGGAAATGGATTCTATTCTTGTACTACAAATTATGGTGAAGGTACATTACTAAAAGGACCACAAAATATATGTGAAGTACATATTCATAATTTTGATGATGATATATATGGGAAGAGGTTGAAGTTAAGAAATATAAGAAAAATTGATGTACCTTTTAAAATTGTATCTACCGATGGTACTCAATATGGAGTATAATACGGTCTTCATTTGATTTATTTTCCGCCCAATGTTCATATTTTGCGTCAAAAATGACATGTTTACCATTTTCTTCAACTACCGGACCGTCTTTTGTGTACAGTATATTTCCATCGGGACACTTAATTCCCAAATGATATGTAAAAACATACGTATCTGAAACATTGTCAGTGTGAACGGGGAGTTTTGCTCCACCTTTCATAAGTGAAAATCCTGCTATACGAACACCTTTAGTCTTTGATAAAATTTCATATGTTTTTGGACATAATTTACAATTTCCTACAACTGGGCGATCTTTCCATATCAGTGGCCACCCATACCACTCATCTGGTTCATCGGTCCACCCTTTTAGCCATCCATTTTTACCACTTACATAACTTGTCATGACTTCCTTAAGCATTGGGGAGTCTTCCCAATCACCCCTTTTTCTTCCAGATGGATGAATAAAATTCGTTGGAAGAGAATCACATTCAGATCGTATAGTTTCATAATGTTGTTTAAGATGTTTCAGTTCAAGACTCATTATTATATCTGATATTATATCTTTATATAAAAATTACGTTCTAAAAGTTGATATATTACTTTTAGAACTTAAAAATTTAACCTACCATCTGTATAAAATGCATGAGTACTGGGATAAACAACCAACTACACGTATGTATACTTCGAATGAAACGACTGGACTGTTAACATCTAAACCTAAGAAATTACCACCCGAATTTATATGGTCATCATGTAAAATTAACGAAGCTCTCCCATTTTTACAAAAACATTATCTAGGCAACTCATTTTTCAAACTTTATTACACACCAGAAATACTTAAATGGTCAATCGATAACAGTGTAGCAATTCGCAAACTTACAACTAGAGAGTTGCTTGGGTATATCACGACTACAGATGTAGATGTACGCATAGATGATAAAGTTATGAAAATGGCACAAATCAATTATCTATGTGTCCACGAATCATATAGAAATTATGGATTTGCGCCTATTCTTATAGATGAAATTAAAAGACGAATCGCACTCAAAAATATATGGCAAGCTGTATACACCGCCCATATAAATATTCCGACACCTATATCTAAGTCGTGCTATTGGCATAGATTTCTAGATGTTAAACATCTTATAAAAACCAAGTTTCATCAGACAAGTAATCCCCGTGAACGTTATCACGAAGTTCACGGACCATGCAAATATACATGGAAAAAAATGACTAATGAAGATATTCCTAAAGTGATTCGGATTTTACAGGAATATAATGAAAAGTTTAAAATTACACCAGTTATAAACGAAGAATTTGTAAAGAAGCGATTATTGCCTATACATTCCTATATAAGTGATGAGACCGACGGTTTCATTTCATTCTATGATATTCCGTGTGAAAGAGCAGATGGTTCTGATGTTGTCAAACAAGTCTATAGATATTTTATGGTTGGAGATGTTTATAATGACGCCTTTCTTATCGCTAAAAATTTAGGGTATCATGTATTCAATAGCGCTGAAGCAGGTGTATCAACAGAACTTCTTGAAAAGATGAAATTTGTCAAAGGAACTGGATATGTGTACTATTATCTCTTCAACTGGAACCTAAACGAACCAATTAAACCCGAAGAAATAAACCTTATTCTTCCATAAGATGAAATGGATTTTAGAACTTATTCATACCCTTCCTACCCATGTTTTGTCCCGCGGGTGACAGGAACATGACAGCTAAACCTATGACGAGCACACAAAGACAGATAGTTGAGAATCCGGATGCAGCCATGGCGCCTTGTTGGGAAGTACCGATGATACCACCGATACCACCCAGGAGCGAATCCAAAACACCCGCGATACCACCCTTCTTCTTTTTCACAGAAGATTCTGTTGAAGCGGCCATCTTGTTGAGAACCTCATTCTTTTGGACCGCCTCTTTGAGCAGTTTCATGATAGACGTCGCCTTGACCTCCGCCATGATATCTTGGCTTAAATCGAGTTTCGCACCAGTATCACTGCAATCATAGTACTGTAGGTTAAGTACATTATCTTGGATATTCACCTGTTCAGCGACGGTGTTATTAACCGTTGTTGTTGTGATATTTGTTTCAACAAGGTTCTTAATTTCCATATTTACTGAGTTTACTACATTCATAGTTGTATCACCACCATCTAAGACTCCACCTAATTCACTTCCCATCTCTGTGTTATTTTCTAGAGCGGACTCAGCCGCTGCCTGCATATCATTTGTAATTTGACTTTGTAGAAGTAATATATCTTCATCTATAAATTCCGACGAAGCCATCGTTTTTGAAGTAATCTTTTGACTAAAATTCATATCACAACCAATGATTTTTCCGAGGTTAACCGTCATACCTTGAATATTCGCACCAGTCGCGGTGGTCGTACTGGATTTTTCCGTAATTATATTTGTAATATTCTCATTAATGGCTGAGAAATTGAATGTATTTTCAATCGACTGACTGGAATCACCGCCCATTATACAATCACCTGAGAAAAAAATGTCATCCTATTTTAAATGAAACCAAACACCAGATTACGTTTGGAACAAGGATTATTCATTGTAGCCATTATCGTCGTCGTAGGATTATTGGTTAGGGCACACTCACAAACTGAGAAACTTGGCTCAGCTAAGGGTTGGGCTGAACAAAAAGCTGTGATAGACTACATCAACTCTAAAGAGGACCTGAAATCCGTTGCATTTGTTGTAGCCAAACAGATCATAGATATTTCAGGGGACGATCAAGTATTGTTCAAACGGGTTATACTTTTAGCTAAGGAAAACAAGAAGGATGAAATTATCCAAATTATAAATGATATGTAATTGAAAAAAAATCTATATTTAGAGTAAGAGTGTGATGGGAGGTTCACCACCACCACCAGCACCAACTTGTCCACATAGTGGTACTGTAATACAAGGTGAGGGGGGGAACTTCGGTTCAGTAATGTGGTATAATGCAGGTGGTCATTATTGTAAATATAATTACAATTTCAACACATTGCAGGGTCTAAGCACCAACCCTGGAGGTACGCAATATGGGGCTCTGGTAAGTGGATTTTGTGGCCGTGAGAATAATCTAGCAAAATCAATACCGGGTGGTAAAATTTGTGCTGAACATGCGGCTGGTATCCAGATAGCGACCCAATATTGTGGTCAAGGGGATAATATCATAACTAAGACGAAAGTGTGTGATAGTGGTGAACCTCTCGGCGAACAAGGATATCGACAACTTCTGGGTACATATTGTACGGCGAATAATAGTAAAATAAAGGAGTCTGGTCACGCATGTTCTACTATAAAAACATTTAATCCCGCGTTATACAACACAATATCTGAAGCGTTTTGTGAGGCTAACCCAAACGATCCATTTTGTTCGTGTTATAATGTGCTTAAGGATAAATGTGATCCAACCTCGAAAACTGGTGTAGCTGGGTGTTCGGATACTAGTGCATACGTAGACCTTAGAAATGCAACACCCGATGATTTCAAAAATGTTTGGGACGGTCAGCGAAAATGTGGTTCTATTTGTGCCGGGGCTAATAAATATATACCCCCAAATAATACGGCAGGGTGTAAAACAACAATCCAGATTTGTGCACAAGATATTAATGTTGGTACTGCGAGTGGGTCTGATATTAAAGCTTCGTGTGAATTGAATGCGAACGAAGGTTCGTCGAGTGGAGGAGGTGGAGGTGGAGGTGGAGGTGGAGGTGGAGGTGGAGGTGGAGAAAACATAGAGGTTGAAGAACTTATCATTCCAAAAAGTCTCGATGATATTAAGACATTCATACCCAAAGGTATAGATGGGTTAAAAACGAGTAGAAGGCAACAGACAACTATAGGAGCGACGGGTAGTAGTATGTCTATGTTGATGTTACTCGTCGTATTGATAATAACCGTATCGAGTGGTGGTCGCAGAGGTGTACGAAGATAAACTTTTTCATTTTAAATAAAATCTCCCTTTATTCTAAATGAAACTCAATTTCAATAAAATTAAGTTGAACCAGATTGTTCTCGTTTTGGCTCTTGTTGTCGTGACCGTCTGGATAGTCAGGAGAACTCGTGTTCGTATTGAACTGAATGAAGGTGCAAAGTCTGAGGCTCTCATGTATGCCGAGAGTACCGATGAACCCAACCCTTTCATCCTCTATGGAATGGTGAAGAAACAGACCGACGATGAAGAGAAGCAGAAGAAAGCCCTAACCCTCGCGACCCAAAAGAACTACGACGAACTCAAGGAATTTCTGGCGACTATCTAAAAAAATGTAAACTAACATCAGTAGAGGCCTATGGTATGCACGGCTAAAATACAAAACTGGAACGGTTCATCACCTTCAGATCTTGGTATTCAATTTACAGGTGGATCAGGTAACAAATCATTCGGTATGCCGAGTGGTAAAAATGATTGGGGAATGCAGGTGACTGTATCTGGGTGTGAAAACCATCAAGTCATATTATCTGAACATGACATGAATAAAAACGCCGGACAAAATACGATGGTATTTCAAAATGGTACACATTGGTTACACCACTTATATGGGGGAACCACAGCCGCTCAAGTTAATAAAGTACCTATCGATACTAAAGCTGTAGGGTTTCAAGATATTTATTACATATCTGACTATGGCGTAAAAAATGGTATGCATCAGTTGTTTCATGCAAGTTGGCAACCAGCACAAGGCCAATTTTATACTCAGGGTCAAATGTGCCCCGGACAGGGTGGTGAAGTGTGGCCTATGAGTATGCATAACGAACACGGTGGAAGACAGAACCAAAAACATAGATACGCGTGTGTATACCCTAAAAATGCACAGACATTGAGAGGGGTTGACGCCGCCACTGGGTCGGGAGGGGGGTCCTCCCTTGTCCGCCCGATGTACGAAGATATGGTTACTCGTTATTGTGCGGATTCCAATAACATATTTGAACGTCCGGGTGCACAGACATGTTTGGAAAGAACTGCTGGGTTAGCTATAGCAAAGCAGTATTGTGGGGTTAGTAACAGGATTCATACTGATTCAAACTGCAATAAAACAAATTTGACTGATGCGGGTTATAATTCAGTAGCTGCCGCATACTGTGAGGCTAATCCAAATGATTCATTTTGTTCATGCTACAATGTGCTTAATGATAAATGCGATCCAACCTCGAAAACTGGTCCGGCTGGATGTTCGGATACAGCTTCATACGTCGACCTTAGAAATGCAACACCAGACGATTTCAAACATGTTTGGGACGGTCAAAGAAAATGTGGCTCTGTTTGTGCCGGAGCTAATAAATATATACCCGCCAATAATCAAGCGGGGTGTAAAACAACGATCCAAATTTGTAAACAAGATATTAATGTTGGTAGTGCGAGTGGGTCTGATATTAAAGCTTCATGTGAATTGAATGCTGAGGATGGTTCGTCGGCTGGAGGCGGAGGCGGAGGCGGAGGCGGAGGCGGAGGCGGAGGCGGAGGCGGAGGCGGAGGCGGAGGCGGAGGCGGA